GGGAAATTTTAAAACATTGTGTCGTTCTCTTGGAATCACAGGTCTTATTTTAAAAGACTTACTTTTAATGAAAAGTGATTTCAAGAGCACAAAGCATGGAAAAAGACGTAAAGAATATCTTTATATCTTTTATTCATTGAACATGATGAAAAGAGGTTTATCCCGCCTTCCGACTACTTATGTTGAGAAGGAATTAGGAGAGACAATCATTGGATTATCTTTACCACCAGAGCCATTACATCCAGATTCAGACAAAGCTTTACGTTTTGCAACTGATCTTGTGATGAAAATGTCTGGAGTAAGTGACTACGAATTAAATCGAAAGATTGAGCAAGGAATTAAATTACCTAGCTTTGCGTCAACTTACTTGTCTGGATCGAGACATGGGGGAGGAAAAAGATTAATATGGGATTTAAAAATTTCAAATCGAGAGACTTTATTAGAGACATATCAAAATCTCTACTCTTTAAATTATGAAATTCGAACTGATGATAACAGATCTATAATCAACAATCGTTGTAGATTTGTCGCACTAGTAGAACCAAATAAAGTTCGTCCTATTACAATCCAAGATGACTATTTTCAATTTGGTGCAATTCCGATGAAAGAATCTCTGATTCACATCTGGAAGAAAACACCATTTGGAACAATGTATGAAAACTGGGAAGGGGACCTTCTGAATATTTACAAATATGATGAAGGATATGGAATAAGTTCTGTTGATTATTCAGCAGCTACAAATAAAATGAAACCAGCGGCTACATTAAGTTGTCTACTCCATTATCTTGCATGGTACAGGTACATGTGGGATAATAAATCTAATCCAATAGATTTTGAAGAATTTGCACTCTTCCAAATTGATTGTGTGGGAATGAGAACCTTTGTCTTAGACAGTATGGCAGAAATCTGCGGAACTGATATGGCAAAAGGGATTCCTCCACGACCTATAAAGGTAGAAGATCTTTTATCATCTCTTAAGGATAATGAAAAGGATCTTCTCATCAATTTATTACCTCAAACATATTTGGATGTCCAGAAGGGTTTGAAAAAAGGTAACAAGAAGAAAAAACTTCAAGAAAAGTTAGGTAAACATAAGAATGATCTTGAGGGATTAGACTCAAAACCAGAAGTTTATATTGAACAACAAAACGGGC